AGGACCGGGGCCTCTCCAGAATTGCACCACGCGTAGGGGCCTTTGTCGCGCTCCAGACCATCGCAGACATCCGGCGGAAACCGCTCTTTCCAAGCCAATTCCTCATCGACCTTGCGTGGGTCTTCCCACCCCAGAACGGTCGTACAATGCCGCGATGGGTCGTATCTCATTGGGATCATGAGATGTTCGTAGCCCATCTCACGGCTCAAGGCGGTGCCGGAGATATCCTCTTCGTGGGTGCGCTGCTGGATGACTACTATGGCACTGTCGGAAGGGCTATTGAGTCGGTCGGGGATGATCTCGGTGAACCACATGATAGCGGTGTGGCGAATCGCCTCTGATTCCATCTCCATCGGATTGTTGGGGTCGTCGATGATAACTCGATCCGCCCGCTCTCCGGTGCCGATACCCCCCACAGAGGTCGCCAGTTTCCAGCCAGTCTGATCGTTAGCGAACTTGACCTTGGTGAACTGCTCATTGGATATCTTGAACCTCTGGCCCCACAGCCGCTTGTAGCGGTCGCTGATCACAATGTTGCGGCAGCGCATATTATCGCGCTCCGTCAGATGGTTGGAGTAAGCGGCACACATGTAGCGTAACCACGGCATGTTACGCGGACCCCACTCCCACGCGGGCCAGAACACATCCGTCATCAATGATTTGGTGAATCCGGGCGGGACATTGATCAGCAGCCGCTTGATCTGCCCTTCTGTAACAGCCTGAAGGTGTTCGCAGATGGCGCTGATGGCCCAGCCTTCGACGAAGGGAATGGCTGGCTCGACCACCGGCCACATGTATTTGGCGAATTTGATCAGGCTGGATTGGTAGATTTGCTGCTCTTGAGCCCGCTCAATAGCGTCATGGGCCTTCCTGAGGATCAAACCTGCATTCATCTGTGGATAACTTTACCAAAATCCAGCACCGAATCAGTCCTTGTAGAATAAAGGAAGAACACAGGAGTTTTCATGACCAGACCAGAACTCATCAAGCTCCAAGAACATCTTAGCAACGAAGTCGTCAAACGCCGTGGCCTTGGTGGCTACAGCCAAGAGGCGGAAGCCATCCTGCTCTTGCATGAGGTCCAACTCAAGATTGTCAGCCATCTTGTTGGAATAACCCCAGCCGACAAGAAATGACCCCCATCTCGACCTCCACCACCATCAAGACTGAACGGCTAGAGCTGGTGCCACCAATCATGACGCCAAGCCCGATCCAGTGGAATGTGGAGTGGCTCAATGATCCTGAGATCGTCCGGTATTCAGAGCAGCGCCACACCAAACATACCGTTGAGGGCCAGATTCAATACATCAAGTCATTCGACCTCCCCAGCCGGTTCTTATTGGTTCTATTCAATGACAGCGTTATCGGCAGCATGACGGCCCATGTCGATGAGGCTAACAGCGTTGCCGACGTTGGCATCATGATCGGTGACAAGTCGATGTGGGGTAAAGGCCTCGGCTTTGAGGCTTGGAAGGGCCTCTGCGACCATCTGCTGGAGAATGGCGTCCGCAAGATCGAGGCCGGGGCCATGTCCGAGAACCGGGCAATGGTCGCCATCTTCCGCAGCTACAAGATGGTTTATGAGGGCCGTCGATTCGGCCATTTCCTCCTTGGCAAGGAAGTCTGCGATCTGGTCCAGTGGGGGAAGTTTGGATGACACACCCAAAAGACAAAACAATAAGCAATCTCAATATCTCGGTCGATTTTAACGGCTGGCCAAGATGGACGCGCATCACAGCGACTGATCGTCTGTGGGTGGCAGTTCTGAACGAAGAAGAAGCCCGCGATCTTCATTATGCGCTGACAAGAATTATAGCCTTTCTTGAGGATGCTAAGCAGACCGATAGGCTGAATGGGATTGTCGCATGAAGCAATCCAAGATCTTCACCGATGGCGAAGCCGAAGAGTGGTTTGCCCGCAATCAGGACAAGCTGCCCAATAAGGACGACCCGGTTATTGATTCCATCGTCAGCGCGAGGATCAAGCCACGTGTCGTGCTTGAGGTTGGTTGCTCCAATGGCTGGCGCGTCAAGATGATGCAGAAGCAGTTCGGCTGCGCTGCCTATGGCATCGACCCCCTATTCAAGAACACCCTATGGAATTGCATCGCAGGGACAGCCGACGACCTAGCGATGTTCACCGACAATAAGTTCGATGTGCTGATCTACGGCTGGTGCCTCTACCTCTGTGACCGGGAAGACCTGTTCAAGATCGTGTCCGAGGGTGATCGCGTCCTGCAAGAGGACGGATACCTTATCATCTACGACTTCCATGTGGCCAAGCCATACCGCAATAAATACAAGCACAAGTCCGGGCTCTACAGCTACAAGATGGATTACTCGCAGCTCTGGCTGGCCAATCCGAACTACCATCTGATCAGCCGCCTGCTGTTCGATACCGGCGACAACCGCACCTCCATATCAATCTTGCGTAAATCCATCAGAACGGGATGGCCGCTGCATGGCTAAGGCCCGCACAATTGGAATCATAGGCTTGGGATCAATCGGCATCCGCCATAAGAACAACCTGTGGCAGGAGCTGGATCAAACCGAAGTGGTTGGCTACGACCCCGACCCATCCAAGCTCAACGGCGCTGGCTGGGTCATTGGTGATCTCACCAAGATGATCGAGATGTCTGATCTCATCATCATCGCCAGCCCGACGCCGCTGCATGCCAAACATATCGAGATGTGCAAAGGGAAGAAACTCTTTGTCGAAAAGCCGGTGGCCCATGCGCTGCCGATCGATGTGTCAGACGTAGTGATGGTCGGCTATAACCTGCGCTTCCATTCCTGCGTCAAGCAAGCCAAGGCGTGGCTGGACGATGGATGGATTGGACAACCAATCTGGGCAAACTTCACCTTAGGACAACACAGTGACAAACCCCCCTATCTTCGAGATGGAGTTATTCTCAATTGGTCCCACGAAATTGATCTTGCTCTGCATCTGCTTGGGCCTTGGGGCTTTGATGGTAGCCGCACTCGCCTCGTTGACGGACGGGACGACCTGACCGATATCATGCTCAACCAGAGTGGGTGCCGCACGACCATCCATCTGGATTACCTGACCAAGCCGGAAGTACGGCAGGTCATCATTGTCGGCACCAAAGCCACCATCATTCTTGATCTGCTGGCCCGCCACGCATGGTTGCGCGATCTCAATGGCGACATGGTTGATACGCTGGTCGGAATTGATAATTGGAACGAAAATTACATCGAAGAACTAAAAGCCTTCCTTGATCGCTGTGAGGGCAAGCAGCCCATTGACGAGTCGGGATGTGATAGCGGCTGCACTGGCGATGAAGGCGTCGAGGTTCTCAAGATCTGTTCGCGAGTGCGAAAGGATGCTGGCCTGTGAAAACCATCGCCATATGTCAGGCCCGCATGGGATCAACCCGGCTACCGGGGAAGGTGCTCAAGACGCTTGGCGTCAAGCCGTTAATGTCATGGACGCTGGACGCCTGCTTCAATGCCCGGCTTGTCGATCAAGTTGTTCTGGCCACCTCAACACTCCCCGCTGACGATGCCATCGAAGAGTATTGTATTGGCCACGGCATCCCTTGCTTTCGTGGCGACTCGGAAGATGTGCTCAGCCGCTTTTATCTCGCCGCCTTAAGATACAACGCCGATATCGTGCTACGATTCACTTGTGATTGTCCGTTTATCGACCCTCGCGTGATTGATGAAGTAATCAAATTACGGGAGATGACCCATGCGGACTATGCATCTAATTGCTACCCCCCTACCTATCCTGACGGCCTTGATACTGAGTGCTTCACAATGGAGGCACTGGAGGCTGCGTATGTCGAGGCTGAGAACAAGATTGATCGCGAATGTCAGACCCAGTTCATTGTTCGCAACCGTAATCGTTTCAAGGTGGTCAACCTAACCTGCCCGCTGCCGGGACTGGATCGGGAACACTGGGTCTGCGACAGCCCGGAAGACTTCGAGTTCTGTGATCAGCTCGTCAGGCATATGCGTATCGCAGCACATGCTCCCTATACGCGGGAGCCGGTGAATTATACCGAGATTCTGGAGATCCTGCGGAAGAACCCAGAGCTGAGAAAGATCAATGACAAGAGCATCAGAAACGAACGATTCTACGAAGCCCTCGCGGTCGAGCCACTATCCCCACGAACATTTGAGCGGTCTCAACGAGTATTCCAGCGATCTGAAGGGACAATACCGCTTGCCTCGCAAACCGTATCAAAATCGTATCTACAGTTTCCTCAAGGGTGTAGCCCTCTGGCTGCTAGTCATGGTGATGGTGGTTATATCTTTGACGTTGACGGGAATCGTTATGTTGATCTGGTTGGTGCTCTGGGGCCTGTGGTTCTTGGCTGCGGTGATCCTGATGTTAACGAAGCGATTAGACGCCAGCTTGACGACGGCATCTCCTTCAGCCTCCCCACCGTCCTTGAAGGCGAGCTGGCCGAACTCCTCTGCCAAATCATCCCCTGCGCCGAAATGGTCAAGTTCGGAAAGTCAGGAACCGATGTAACGACCGCCGCCATCAAGTGTGCGCGGGCATTCACTGGCCGCAGCCACATTCTGACGGCAGGTTATCACGGCTGGGCCGACTGGTCGATGTGCCGCACGGATCGCAACCTCGGCATCCCGCCGATGTTCAAGTCATTCACCCATCCGATTGAGTATGGCAATCGCAATCAGTTCATGGAGCGGCTGGACACGCTGCCCAACCAGATCGCTGCCGTCATTGTCGAGCCCCATAGCGACCCCGGCTACCTGACGTTACTGCGCGAGCGGTGTGACCATCACGGCATCGTCCTCATCTTCGATGAGATCCTGACCGGTTTCCGCTACGCAATGGGCGGAGCCCAAGAGATGTTTCATGTAACACCGCATCTGGCTTGCTTCGGCAAGGCGATGGCCAACGGAATGCCTATTTCTGCCCTCGTTGGGGCCAAGAATATCATGGATCAGTTCAACAATCCAAAGTTACACTACAGCGGCACCTTCTTTGGCGATGCGCTATCCATCGCAGCGGCCATTGCAACCATCAAGAAGATCCAAGAGAAGAACGTCATCGACCACATCAAAGTGGCAGGAATCCATCTCAATCGTGAGATCTGTTCAGCCAGCGCAACGCACGGTCTGGACGACGAGATCAAGCTGTTCGGGATGGAGGCTCATTCAGAGCTGCGGTTCAAGGATGGGCGGGTCAGGTCGCTGTTCATGCGAGAGATGGCCCAGCAGGGTGTCCTCATCATCAATCGCCATATGCTGTCCTACGCACACAAGAAACCAGAAATAGATCGTATCGTTACAGCCTATCACCACACGCTAGAGCAGATTCGCGGCGCTCTGGATGATGGCTGGATCGAGAAGATTGATCCAATCGCGGCACCGCCGCTGAGGGCGGCATGAAGTCAGTTCTAATATCGGGCGGCTCGGGATCGTTTGGAAATGCTTTCGTAAGGAGACTTCTCGATGGGAATACAGAGAGGATTGTCATCTATAGCCGCGACGAGCAAAAGCAGAATAGCATGTCACTTGCTCTTGCTGGCCATAGTCACTTTGATCGTTGCCGGTTCTTCATCGGAGACGTTCGTGACGCTGACCGCCTATCTCTTGCTATGCATGGTATATCTACTGTCATACACGCTGCGGCCCTTAAGATAGTCCCGACAGCAGAATACAATCCAACCGAATGTATCGCTACCAACGTCTATGGAGCCGAGAATGTCGTCAAAGCGGCGATCAGGTCGGGCGTCCCGAAAGTCATCGCCCTATCGACGGATAAAGCCGTCAACCCTATCAATCTCTATGGAGCCTCTAAACTCGCAGCCGAAAAGATCTTTATTGCAGCTAATGCTCTCGCCGCCGGATCAACACGATTTAGTGTTGTTCGGTACGGTAATGTTATTGGTTCTCGGGGTTCTGTCGTTCCTCTTTTCAAGTCTCTCGCCGCTGAGGGAAAGCCTCTGCCTGTAACAGACAAGCGCATGACGCGGTTCTGGATCTCGATGGACCACGCGATGGATCTGGTGGCCTTCGCTCATCGGGTGATGGAAGGAAGAGAGATCTTCATTCCAATCATTCCCTCGATCAAGATCACTGATCTGGCCGAGGCCATCGCTGGCAATACATTCTGGATCGAAACCGGCATCAGGCCGGGTGAGAAGCTGCATGAATGTCTCCTCACCGAGGATGAAGCCAGAGATACCTATAGGTGGAGCAGTTGCTACTATTGCATTGACCCGTCTCGATCCAAGTCATTTCCGCGATTGCCGGAAGGTTTCCGTTACACCAGCGACGGCAATGACGAATGGCTGTCAGTCGATCAGCTCAAGGAGCTGCACAAGTGATCGTCTGTCCGTATTGCAAGCAGGAGATCAGCAATGAGCCGCAACTTCCACGCCTGTCGGCACGAATGGAACGAATTTACCGGGCAGTTCTACAAAGTGGACGAGGGGGGATATCACCCTCTGATCTCCTTGTCCGAATGTACGCCGACGAAGAGTGGCCAACGCCCGGCGGCGCAGGCATCATGCGCGTCAACATCCACACCATCAACCACCGCATCAGACATCTCAACCAGCGTATCACCAACTGGCACAGAGGGAACTACCGCCTTGTCCAAATCAAAGAAGAGGTACAGCAAGAAGGTCATCATCAAGCAGGTCCAAGCCATCAGGAAGAACAGTAACATCCTCTGGATGCATCTGCTTGAGGTGGCGATTGAGAACCCGAAGATGAAGAAAGTTGTCCGTCAGATCATTGCCAACGACAAGAAGATTATAAAATGGATGAGCCGCATCTGAAGCTGCCGAGGTTTAACAAGATCGGCATAGCCGAGCGGCACAATGTCAGTTCGGCATTGAAGACCGGACTATCCGGTTATCTCGGTGGCGTGCCCTCGACCGGCTACTGGATCAACAAGTTACAGGACAAGTGGTGTCAGACCTTCGGGTGCAAGTACGCGGTTCCATGTAATTCTGCTACAAGTGGTTTGCTGGCAGCGTGTATGGCCATCGGGATCGGGCCGGGAGATGAGGTTTGGATCACAGATTACAGCATGTCTGCTACGGCTGCCTGTGCGAAGGTGCTCGGAGCGCGCATTGTCTTCATCGACATCGAGACGATACGCTATGGGCTGAATACGAGCCTTTTGCGTGGTCGTGGGCCCAAATGTATTATTGTGACGAACTTGTTCGGACATCCAGCATACATTTCAGCCATTCGGTCTTGGTGCGACTCCAATAATGTAGTGATGGTTGAAGACAATGCCCAAGCCCCGTTCGCGATGGAAGACAATAAGTTTACAGGAACTGTCGGCCATATTGGGGTCTTCAGCCTCAACGTCCACAAGCACATCCAGTGCGGAGAAGGCGGAGTCGTCGTCACTGACGATTACCAGCTCAGCATCGCCCTCATGGGGGCTGTTAACCACGGAGAGCTTGCCGGACTCGGAGCCGGACTGAACTTGCGAATGACAGAGGCGACCGCCTCGATTGCCTGCGCCCAGTTAGGCAAGGCTGGTCCTATCATCCAGAGCCGGATTGATCTGGGTGAAGAGATCACTGACATGTTCAAGGATATTCCTTGGGTGATCACACCGAAGGCCGACGTTGGATGCAAGCATGTCTATTACATGTGGGCAGCACGGGTGATCAACGGCAGACGCAATCTGTTTGTCGGGTTGCTGAACCTCGGCGGCATTCCGATGGAGTGCGGTTACTCCAAGCCGCTCAATCTGATCTTCGATGTAACGCAGCATTGCGGCGTGGCAGAGACCGTTGACCATCTGGAGATGATGACCTTCTGGGTCTGCGGCTATGATCCCGAGAAGCGGCACTTAAACAAGAT